GTGTAGAAACTCTATCAGCATATTGGATAGAGCGTATACATTCCTTGTACAGACATGAATCAATGGTATGATTCTTATATTGGTTTTCCATATAAACATCTAGGAAGTGATCCAGAAACAGGAATCGATTGTTTCAACTTATGTAAATTAGTTTTTGAAAAAGAACTAAACATTTTCTTACCTTACTCCACCCACGACTTTTGTAATATTGTAGACGAAGATTGGTATCAGAAAACCCATGACAGGTTATTTGATAACTTTAATAATAAAGCATTAGGCTGGGAAAAAGTTTTTATCCCCAAAAAATATGATATTATACTAATGAGTCTCGGATCAACTCATATAACGAATCATTGTGCTTTGTACGTAGAACCAGGCAAGATTCTTCAAACCATGATTGATCGTAAGAGCTGGGTCGCACCCTATGGTAAGTATTATCAACAATATACAACAGGTATTTATAGATGGAAAGATTTGAAAAACTAAAAGAAAAAATGAACAAACATGCTATGGACGATTATCCTAGAGAGTGTGTAGGTATTATAACAAACAGTTTTGATTATATTCCTTGTAATAATATTAGTGAATGTCCCACAACAACTTTCTTTTTAGACCCAGCTGATTTAGTGAAAAATGATGGTAACATTTGGGGAATTTTTCACTCCCATCCTGGACAAGATAACCCGATTCCAAGTCGAGAAGATAAAATTAGTGCTGCTTTCAATGAGTATAAATTTTTAGTTGGCTTTAATAATAAATTCTATTTATACTGGTACGATAAGCAAATAGATGCTCTAAAATTTGATGAATTTAAGGACTCACACCTTGTTAGTAACAATTAAACCTCATACAGCGTTTAAAAATATGTTCTCTGAGACAGAATATCAAGCTGACTTAAAAAGTTATCTTGATATTTTTCCGTATATTGCGTCAATTCATCCTAAATTTCATTCTTATATAAAAAGAATTGAAGCTAACGAGGTGGATGAGAATTATTCATTTTTAGATAAAGATTTAAATATTATTAGAAATGATGAAATCTTCATTAAAAAACTTAAAGAAGATGAGGTAATACATATTGATCCTGCTGTTTTTGGTGGAGGCGGCAAAAGAGGTTTATTACCTGTGCTAGCGATTGCTGGTTTAGGTATTGCTACAGGCGGATTTGGATTTGGTGCCGCTGCTGGAGGTGCCGGAGCTGGAGCTGGAGCCGGAGCAGGGGCTGGAGCTGGCGGCGGGTTCTTTAGTGGGCTTTCTTCTGCTTTTGCTTCAATGCCTAACTTTTTACAAACCATGACTGTAAATTTGGCTTTAGCAGCTGTAACGTCTCTTTTTACTACCCGTCAGAAACCCCGTGAAACAGACCAACAAACACGAGAAAACTCTATGTTTGGATCCTTAACCAACTCTACAGAGCCAGGTACTCCTATTGCTTTACATTATGGAATGGTACGAGTAGGCGGCCAACTAGTAAGCGGGTATATTGAAACAGAAGAACATGAAAAGGATGATATCGTAAAAGTTAGCGATATGTTTAGTAATGACGCATAGAAGATATATTAAACAACAAGATATTCTAATTCCTCAAATATCTGGCGCAAAAGGCGGTAAAGGCGGCGGTGGTGGAAGCACGTTCTCTGAAGATCCCAATTCATTATTCTCAACAGATGTATTATTTATTACAGCGGCATTAGGTGAGGGTCCTGTATATAGAATTAATCCTAATGGCCCTCAAGATATTGAAATTAATGATAGTGCTATTGACGACTTGATCAATCTTGATGGTGATGGTCAAGAAAATAGCGATCTATTTAAAACCCTGGCTAGAACAGGAACTACAACTCAAACACCACTTCCTGTGTTCGGTGAGACTACCATAACTCCTCAGTCACTAGCTTCTCCTGTTACTCTTAAAAAAGGAAACGTAGCAGGTATTCCTGAATCTAAAATTTCACTTCAAGATACTTCTAATAATGACTGGGACTCTATTAAATTTGCTTTTATTATTAATGGATTGTATAAACAAAGTGATCAAGGTAAGTATGTAGCACACACAATCGATATTAAAATTGAGATTTTTGATAATCTAGGTGTAACATCTATAAAGACAGTTAACAAAACTATTACTGGTAAAACTAATACAGCTTTTAGATTTACAATTAAAGTAGATATTCCAGATGAATATAAAAGCGCAGATGGGTATAAGTTTACCATTACCAAAACTAATGATGAGAATGACGACTCAAGATTTACTTCTAATATTCAATTTGTAGGTTGGGAAGAGGTTAAGAACGACCCACAAGCCTATCCTAGAACAGCTCATATAGGTTATGCTATTAAAGCTGCTAATGAGCATAATTCAGGTATTCCAACTTTTACTTCTCTAGTAAAAGGACTGTTAATTAAAGTCCCGTCCAACTACAATCAACCAATTTTAGAAAATGGAGAGATTGATTGGCGAGAGTTAGAAGTTGCTGATTCAGGCGATAATGGCTACCCAACAAAAGGTTATAGACAACAATTTTCGGGAACTGGAACAGTTTTAACAGCTTCTAATCCAGAAATTTACGTGGGTACTTGGGATGGCTCTTTTGTATATTCTTGGTCACAGAATCCAGTATGGATTATTTATGATATTCTTACAAATAAAACATATGGTTTAGGAATTAACGAAGAAAATATTGATAAATATAAATTCTATCAAATAGCTCAATACTGTGATGCGTGTGACTCTGAAACTGGTCAGTACCAAGGTGTTGAATCTATTTCAGATGGGTCATTTAGATATAAGCCTCGTGGAACTTTTACTGCTATTAGAGAAACGCTTAGAGGATTAGCTCAAGGAACTTCTATCAAACAACGGCGCTTTATTTTAGATGTAACGATTTCTGATCAACAACCCGCTATGGATTTATTAAACTCTCTCTGTTCAACTTTTAGAGGAGTTTTGGTATATTCATTTGGTAAAATCTCATTGGCTGTTGATATGCCAGATCAATACCCTTTAATGGTATTCAACGAAACTAACATTAAGAAGAGCTCTTTTCAAATTAGTGGCGGTAAAGAGAGTGATATCTTAACAGGCGTAGATGTAAGTTATATAGAACCTTCAAATCATTTTAAAAGAGAGATAGTAAGAGTAGACGGTGAGTTTTCTAATGATGGAGTTGATAGAAGCGTAATTGAAAATATAGCTGAGTTAGACTTACCAGGAGTTACAAGGCGTAGTCAAGCTCTACGGTTTGCTCAGTATCAAATAGCTGCTTCAAAATATTTAAGACGTGTTGTTTCTTTTACAACTAGTACAGATGCTCTTTCTTTAGCACCTGGAGATCTAATCTCTGTTTCCCAAAACCTAACTGGTGTCGATTATGGGTATGGGGGAAAAATCGCAAACAATTCAGCAGTTTCAGGAGACTCAAATGTTACACTTGAACATTTTACCTTTCCAGCTTTAAGTGCTTCTGTATTTACTGCTAATACTTATCCTGTAGCTTTGAGAGTTGTTAAATTAGACTCAGACAGAATTGATATGTATATCTTATCTAACACTTCCTACGATTTTATCGGCACTGATAATGTGTCTGTAGGAAGTGATCTAGTTACAGTAAAAGCAATTCAAAGATATAATCCTATTACTCAATCGTTAGACAGTATAACTTCTTTTGATTCAAATAACGCACCTTCTACAAATGATTTGTGGAGCTTAGGAGAGTGGGAAAACCCTGGTAATTTCTATACTAGTAAGGCTGGTCGTTTATTTAAAGTAACTGAAATTTCAAGAGACAGTAATGATGAAGATATAAATATTGTTGCTGCTGAATACGTTTCTAATATCTATGTAGACTCAGACACTTTTATTGATTATACACCTACTGCTTATACTGATATGGAGTCGTCTCTTACAGCACCACCGCCACCAGCTTTTGATTTTACTGCTCAGCCTTTTAGACGAGTTGATGGTACAGTAGGTGTTAATGGTGTAATTGAAAATAGAACTCAAAAACTTAACTATAACCAAAACTTTACAACTGAATATTTTATCTCTACTCCTGAAACCTCTACTGCTATTAATAATGTTACTTTATCCAGTCCATTAACTTTTATTGCGGATAATGCCACTGCGCTAACTGCTTCTGAGACTACAGCAACTTTATTTGGTAAAAACGGTTTTACAGGTACAGCTGGAGAGATAAGATTATTATGTTCTTCTTTCGAAGCTAATGCTGACGGGAATGTGGATTTTTATATCTCAGGATTAAGTAATGTTACTGATCCAAACTTTAATAAATTTTTCTTAGATGTAAATGACGGTTCTATCCTTTTTAAAGGTACAGGTCATATATCAGTTCCTGTGAAAGAAAAAACAGCAGAAAATAGTCAAAGAAATTTTGTAGGGTATGCTCCTGAAGTTGTTAATCTTAGTCAGCCTATTCAAAACGTTAATACAACCTCTAATAGAGTAAAAATCACTAATATTACTACTAACGGAACTCCTTTATCTTCTGTGATTCCTGACGCTCCTTTTTATGTAACTTTTCAACAACTTTTAGATGCTAGATACTATAATAATAATTCATTTTATGTAAGTGGTAGTGATTTTGTTTATAGTGAGGTCGGTAGTTTAGCAGATCATAATGGCATTATAGATTTAAAGATCAAACCAAGAAGTAAAAACTTTATTCGGTTTTATGTAGACGGAGTACAGAAGTCTTCTGGACAGTATACATATAATCAAAACCAGAATTTAGGTATTGATGCTAATATCTCATACACAAGTGGTAGCGATGAAACTACTTATAGAATTGAAGTAGATCATTATACTGTTCCTGTAATTGAAGTAGGTGATAATATCCAACTATCATCAGGCAATGTATTTTCTGTTATAAATACTTCTTATACTCCCTCATCAGCTGATTATGACGCTGCTCTCACAGCTAATAATGCCTATAGGATTCAAGTTGCTACTACACCCACAGCTAATGTTGGTGGTTTTGATATAGTAAATATTACTCCCAATCCTATTGGAACAATAGCAAACGTATCAGGATCATCATTTACATTTGATTATAATACCTCTACATATCCAGGAGCTTTTGATTTAGCAAATAATAGGGTTTACAATTTGTTTACCTCATCAGTTTTTGAAAAACTTTTTCTTACTGAATCACGTTTGGTCCCTGATTTACCTTTAGGAGTTACTACTGTAAGAGCTAGAAATAAAAATAGAACAGGCCGTATAAGTCCAACAACTGAAAGATTTTTAAAAGTTGAACAAATCCCAATCCAAAAACCCACTGATCTTGCTGTTACAGAGTCTTTGTATAGAGAACAAACTGGGGGTGTTGCTGTAAGAGCAACTTGTACTTTTACAGCAATTACTGGACAAGAAATTACAGATTATGAGATTTCTTACAAGCTTGAAAATGTTGATGGTGTTGGGAGCGATGATGGTGGTACTGATCTGCTTTCTTTTAATACTGTAAAGGTCCCGGCTGCTGGTGTGGATGATGATGGAAAAGTACGCTTTACAGTCAATGGAATAAATCGTGGTACAGCTTCAGAAACAAACTCAATCACCTTTAGAGTAAGAGCCCTTAATAATGATGTTAGAGGAGCTTTTGCTACAGTCACAAAAACGATTATAGGTAAATCTGCTAAGCCTCAGAATGTATTTGACTTGACTGGTGGTCAGCAAAGTGATCAAATTACCTTGTTTTGGCAATACGCTAGACTTAATGACGAATTAGCTGACTTAGACTTAAAAGAAGTGGTTATTAGAAGAATTCAAGGAGAAGTTTCAGCTACTTTAGATAATTTTATTGCTGGCGTTCCTTTTGTTACAGTAGCAGCTGGTGTTAATCGTAAATCAATTCCTATTGATGTTTTCGGACAGTTTACCTACTTAGCTAGAACAAGAGATACAAGCGGTAATTTAAGTGATGATGTAGTGGCAACTACAATTACTACTACGCGTCCTATTACGACAAAAGTAGTAGCAGCTTATAGCGAAGATTCTCCAAGTGTTGACTTCACTGATCTAACTAACCGAAATTTTGATGAGGAAAACTTTCCGTCTTTCGCTAATTCTAATACTGGCGGTCTTTCTTACCCTTCTATGCCTTCTTCGTTAGTTGACAATGCTAACGGTACTTCAACAGGGTTTAGTGCTGCTGTAAATCCTACAGATTTATTAGCGACTGAAGAAGCAACCTACATAACCCAGATTAGAGATTTTGGAACAGTTGTTAATGGTTCTATATTTATTGACATAGATGCGGTTCAAGAGGTTCAAACTACTTTCTTAAATCAGCACGAACATATCGTTGAGAGTACTACTCAAGCTGCTTCTTCAGGTCAGTTAAAAGACTCTACTATTGGGCCAGGTCTTGGATCCTTGGTAGGATATGCTAATACTATGTTTGGTACAGCTACAGTTAACACTAACCTAGCTACAGCAGTTGCTCCTAACTTTAGATATGATGGTACACAGAACTTTACTTTAAGAAGCGGAGGAACAGCTGGAAACGTATATGCCATTCATTTACATGGTAATTTTGTTGGAGACACAGCTAATGCTAATGTTATAGCATATATTCAAGATTATATTGATGCTGATACTATTGTTTTAGGTAATGTGCATAATAATGTAGGCGATGTATTTACTGGCTCAGCTCTTACTACCGTGCTAGCTAATATTGCTACAGCAGGAACAGCATATGCTTTGGTTGATTTAAAGCAGTTTTCAGATGCTGGAGCGACAGAAACTTTCCAGGGTGACTTAGGTGCTATTTCCACACAAACTTTTATTCGTACTTCATCTTATGATAATACAATAGTTTATCACTCTAACGGTAATGTTAATACCTCTGCTTTTGTATCTGGTTCTGTTAATGAAGGGTTTTTACCTTATGAGGCTGGATCTAGATCTTTCCGACAATTCCAAATTAAATTTATCATAAACAACAGTCAGCCTGATGAATTTGACTTTACAATTGATAAATTTCAGTATACAGTAGAAAAAGATAAATCTACATTCGATGAACAAGTTTACTATAACGCTAGTCCAAAAACTGTTGATATAAGCGCAGGTAATTTTGCTAGAACCCCAACAGTAGTAATTACTCCAATTGGAGTAACATCATCGCAAACTGCTGTTATTACTTCTAGGTCTACAAGCAGTGTATCTTTCACATTGTTTGATAATGATGCGGGAGTTGCAGTTCCTTTAGCGTCTAACGTTGAATGTGATTTTACAGCAACAGGAGTATAAATGGCACTACAAGATTCTAATACATATATTGAACCTACCGCTGGCACTTCCCTTAACGCTGCCCGTTCTCAGGTCAATAATTCTTTACGCTCCCTGCTTACAAACTTTAGATCAACTTCTCCTCCTGATACAGAGAATATCACTAGAAGTGGTGTAGGCGCTGGTGAAGAAGATGGTATGCTCTATCGCAGTGCTACTACTAATGCTCTCTACGTTTCTGACTCAGTACATGTAAAATCTTCTCCAGTAGGCGGTAATTTTACTCGTGTTGGTATAGGAAATAGAGTAGAAAACGGAATTGTTGCTCTTGCTGGTAATATTGCGTCTTACGAAATTGGAGAATTAGTAGCTACTCCTTCTGCTTCTGGAGGTTTATCTTCTAACGCTAGACTGTACTTAATATCTAGTAATAGTGCTACTATGACTAGTGTCGTTGATGTAGGCATACCACCTACAAATGGTTCTATTACAGATGCGATGATCGGTACTAGGCAAATCTCTAACACTAAACTTGTAGCATCGACCATTTCAACTCATGAAATTGGTTCTAGAGCTGTTGCTAATACTCAGATTAAAGCTGCTACTATTACAACTCATGAGATTGCTTCTAGAGCAGTAGCAAATACACAGATTGCTGCTGCGTCTATTACTCGACATGAGATAAAAGATGGAGGCATTGCTCCGATTGGTTCTATCATGGCTTGGACTGGTTCTTCTGCTCCTGATGGTTGGCTGTTGTGTGATGGTACTGCTTATTCGAGAAGCACCTATGCCGCTTTATTTGCTATTTCTGGCACAGCCTACGGTGTAGGAGATGGATCTACAACCTTTAACATACCAGATTTACAAGATAGGCTTCCATTAGGTAAAGGCACTAATAATAGTACTTTAGGTACTCAAACAGGATCAATGGCAGCTTCTTCAAAAGTTACTACAGATTCTGGAGGAGCTTCACTTCAAACAGCTTCTCAACAAACTATTTATACAGATACATATGGAAGTAAAGATGCTGTAACTATTAGTTTTGTTACAGCTGCTACCTCGTCAGCGCATACGCACGGCGTTACAATACCAACCTCTGTTGTTAATTATATTATTAAATACTAGGAATAAACATGGAATATTATAAAGTACATATTGATGAAGATGATTCATTTACAGCTTATTTTGAGTATCGAAAACTTGAAAAAGGAGTGAAAAATCCTATGCTTCGTAAGAACTTCCCTATTGATATTTTAGGAGAAGAAGAACCTAGAATTTTAGAATTAGTAGAAGGCGAAGTTACCGATATTTACTACGAAGAACGTGAAGGCCAAATGTTAGCCTCTGAGATAAAAGAGATTAATATTATTGTAGACCAAATCAAAGAAGAAGATGTCACATATCTTAAAGATTTGGTTAAAAGAACTTGTGTTGATAACGAGTATGATAGCTTAATCGCTCCTCCGACTGTTGATCAACAAGTTGAAGACTTTATTAAAGAATTTTTTGAAGATGATGAAGAAGAGCCCCTCGAACAAAAAGACTTCTTGGCTGAGTTTTTTGCGGAATTGGAAGAGGACGACTCTTAAGGAGTTTAAATGTCACTAACCAGGATTACTCAATCTGCTATTAATACTGACGTAATCGACTCTACCCGATTACAAAATGCTGCTATTCAAGAGCGACATTTTCAGGGTGGGGTTATTGCGGCTGTTGGTGTTACTTCTGGGCTAGCAACTCAACTTGATGTTATTAATACTAATGCTAATGTTGCTACTGTTATAGCAAATGTTAGTACAGTTCAAACTAATGTAAATACTGTACAATCTAATGTTAATTCAACTCAAGCAAATGTAGAGCTAGTAAGTGCTAATCACATTGCTTTTGCTACCTATGCTAATACAAACTTGGATACAAAATCCAATGTTTCAGCAACCTATATCCAACTCAACTCTAATTTAAATACAACTTCTACTAATGTTGGAGCAGTAATCGCAAACGCTACTGCTTTTGGGACATATGCTAATACTAACTTAGATACTAAAGCTAATGTGTCAGCAACTTTATTTAGTGCTTATGCTAATGACTATGTAACCTGGAACTTATTAGATGCTAATATTAGCACTGTTCAAGACAATGTTACCGCAATTACAGATGGAGCAACAGAGTTTACTACCAACAAAATATTTCAACAAAATGTTGTAGTTCAAGGTAACTTAATTGTTGTTGGTTCTCAGGTTGATCTAGGGGTTGGTACTGCTACAATTGATGATAACTTTATCGTGGTTTCTGCAAACTTAACAGGTGCTCCAGCTACTGATTCTGGTATTATTGTCAATCGTGGTACCAAGGGTAATGTGTTTATCGGTGATCATATTGTTGAAGATGGCATTGTATTCGCACTTTCA